CGGTCAAGGGAACAAGAAACTTTGTAAATCGTTCCAATTTGTTGGCGGTGGCAGAATTAAACTGTGGCCGTCGTATAAAAAACCATGTTCCTTGAGTTCTCGACCTTTATCGCCGTCGTACAGTTTGATGACCTTTGATCTCGTATCTTGGACAATATAATAATTTTTCCCACCATGACGGAAATTGTTGTAATTCCATGAGATTTGTAACGGCGAAAGATTTATTGAATTTTGTTTAATACATTTTAATTCAAGCCAAATTGCTTGACCGCCGTATATTCCGTATAGGTCTGGAATACCACCACCATGACGATTTTCAATTCTAGTCCATTGGGCGTGAGGTAAATTTTTCATTATCTGACGCCCAAAGTTTGATTCTGGTTTTACTGTCAATCTGGATTTTTCCAATCCCCCATGTCTTTGATGAGGCGTTCAATTTCGTAGCGGTGGTTTTCATGCCACTCATAAAAACAAGATTGACTGTGAAAAAGACCATCACGCGATTGTTGGGGTGTGCGATAGTTTATACTACAATGATTTTCATTCCAACTATCCCTCTCTATATCGTAAGCGTTTTCTGGTAATTCGTCGCGTTCAAAATTATCGCGTTCTTCTTGTGTTCTAAATCCTTTATAATGATATTCGTGGTCTGGCGTCGCGAGTAAACCGCGACTACCATAATTCATATATAACTTTTTACCACATTGTTGGCAGACAGGGATATCACTCATGCTAAAACTTTTCCTTTTGGTGTTTTTACAACCGCCACAATATCACGCTGTGCTTGTCTTAATTTTGCACTATCTAATAATCTTTGTTTCGTATCATCAGATATTATTGAAACTGCTGTCCCTATTTCGTCAGCGTCGAAGTTTACACAATCATCTAAATCAATCCAATACTTTCTAACCTCATTTAAAAATTTAGCTTGGTCAACAACCGCGTTCATGTCGTTTATTAGCTGTATTTTCTCTTTGAAAATATCGCGTTGAGCATTGTGCATAATAGTTTTTGATTTATTAAAAGCCCTTAATTGCTCAAAATCGCTTTCACTATTAATCATCATAACGCGAGAATGACAACTGCCTTGAGGCACTAATAAATAATGACCGCCAAGATTACCAATATCGCTTTCGTTTATATCTTGGTCGTGATAATGATTGTATGATTGATTGCCTGTATATTTAGCAACTTTCAAATCATTAATAGAATCTTTTAAATCTGTTTCATGTTTATAAAAATGCGGATTGCTGTCTTTGTTTTCATATTCATAATACAAGTTAGGATTAACACCTTTACTCATTAAATCATTATAATATAATGCTGTCATATCGTCGCGGTTATAATTCCAACAATACTGTTTTTCGCTATCATCAGAAAAACTAGGTTTAAAATAAAAGCAATTATCGTATTGTGCAAAACTGCTATAACCACCACTACTGCGAGAATATTTTTTTAATATCTGCATATCATCTTGCGGAAAATTTTTTGTCACAGTCGGATAAATGACATTATCCCAAACTGATTGCTCTAATTCTCTAAAAGTATCAACCGCGTCTTGTAATAATGTATCTTTTTGTGTCGGTGTTTTTAATGTAGTATCACGCCAAGCTTTTTTAATCGCGTCGCGTTTAGCTTTATTTAGTCTTATATCATCTTTATTCATATAAGTTCCTTTCTGTTATATTCCTATTAACATGGGATAAATTAATTGTCAAGCACAAAACCAGAATAATCATTCTTGGCTTTTCCCTTTGCTAAAAGTCCTGCGATAATATTATCGCCGTCAAGAAATCGTAGATCGCTGTCATCAGCATTTACAACTTTAAAACCTTTGTATTTTTTTGGAAGTGATTTTCTAAATACCGCCGAAATATTGCCACCGCGATTTAATATATCAAAAGCATTGTTGCGATTATCCTCATTAAGAGAATAAGTTAAATGGTAATTACTTGGCAACTCGCCATTGATATAAGATAATGCTCTTTTATATATTTTTGTATAATCGTACCAAATTAAATTTTTATATTCATCAATTATACCTGTTTTTTCCCATGATATGTCAGAAGTTCCATTTAATCTTATACAAGGAATTAAATTTTTATTTTTTGCTTTTATAATAAACGCGTCTATTTCTTTTCTAATCTTATCTAAAAATGTGTCGCGTTCTTGAATATACCACCGCGTTTTATTTATTCTGCCCTGTTGCACATTAGAAAAAGCACCATGACCAGCAGTATATAAACAAGCTTTTTTACAACCATTAGAAGCTTGAGGACAAACATTAAAACCGCTTTCGCTACTAGGGGCAAGATATAAGACCGCCGTCATATAACCATATTTTTGACCTTTTACAGTTTTCGCGTTATTATCAATATTTAAAAGTTTTTTAGATTTAATAAATTCTAATTTCTTCATAAATAATCCTTTCTTATTATCCTATTAACATGGGACAAATACAAAGTCAATTATGAATTTAAAAATTTAAATTTTACCGAAGAAATTCTATTTTCTATTACATCTAAATCGTCTAAAATTTCTTGAGATTTTAAATCGTCGCGGTGGTGTAATGATTTACTATATGATCTAATTAAATGAATTAAGTCCATATCTAGAATATCTATGGCTTTGTCTTTAGATTGTGAATAATGCTGATTTAATTCGTCGTCGCATAAATCACAAGGGATTTTTCTTTCTTCTATATTTGCTTGTAATTCTAATAATTTTCTAACTTTCATTTTTGTTCCTTTCTTTTGTGGCTACCCTAAACATTGTAATTAACACGAGCTTTTTAAATTGGCTCAGACCAACTAGGTATCTCAAATTACTATCGCCTATTATCCTATTAACATGGGATAAACTAATTGTCAAGAAAAATATTTTTTTCTTTTTTGTGAGTATATTTAGAATCTGGCGGTGGTGTATATCCTTTCAAAACTTTCTCGCGGTAGAATTGTCCTATCACAGAATTTTTTGATCTGTGCAACATTTGACCTACTGTCGCGTAAGAATGTGTTTTCAAAAGTTCTCTCGCTCTTTCTATTTCTTCTTGTGTCCAATTTTTTCTTTTCATGTTTCCTCCTCTACTTCTGTATGGGTATCTTCATGGATAGTGTCATCAATAGGTCTACCACCCATACATATATCAATGGCTTCTTGTTTATCTTTTGCTTCAACATTTTTCCAAATATCTTGTGCTGTATATGTTTGTATAACTGTATATTTTTTCATTTTAACTCCTTAGTTTTTAATTTTTGTGTAATGACCAATATCAAATTCATAATCAATAGCAGTAATAAATTTTGCTATCTCTTTTGAATACTTAATAGGAATGTCTATTTCTATTTCTTCAATTTCATCTTCAGATATATCAAAACCATTATCTTCATGCTCTTTCATTTCTTCTTCAAAATCATCTTTGAAAAAAGCAAATCTAACTGATGTGCTACTGTCCCCAACACAAGTATATTTATAAATATTCATTTTATTCCTTTCTATTTTTGCACAGGACTTATCCGAATAACTCCGTCGCCTGTGCGACTGTAATCAATGATCACAAGCTCTCATTGTAATTATGTCAATCGTATGATTACAATATCCCATATAATGATATATATTGACAAGTCAATAGCAAAATGATAAATAAATAAAAAAGAAAGGAAAACTATGACTAACGAAGAATTATATTGGCATAGAGTTAAAAATTTATGGGATATCTATAATAGAATTACAGACGATTTAGTTTATAAAGCCATGTGGGAAAGAAAATTAAAAGAATTAATGGAAAGGGGATTTAATGGAGAATAAAGATAATTTTTTAACACCAGACTATTATAACACAAGTAAACCAAAGAAAGAGGAAAGAATGATTAAAAGAAAATGTTTTTACTGTAATAAAGAAAAAGAAATGGGAGTATTTGAGAGATATTGTAGTGTCGTTTGTAGAACAGGTGGGACTAAAAATTACATTAGCACACATAAAATAGTTTGGTAATATGATTTTTATTTATTGGCAGTTTTTTTTAGCTTTAGTGGTTCTTCTTTTTCTAATATTACTTCTTTAATCTCTACACCGATGGCTTCGCCATTGATAACATTATGATCTCGGATTTCTTTGAGTTTTGCCTCTAATTCTGGTCTAGTCATGTTATCAAGCGAGGCTGTCACAACCTCTTTACGATCAACATAAAACCCTGCTAACTGACCGCGACGATATTCAGCATTTATGGCAGGACCCATTTGTCCATTAGTTACTGCAACATCTCTTAACCGTGACAGTTCTCTTGAGTGTTTTACAAAATCTAGCTTACTTGCTTCTGCATATTCACGCTGTAAATTCTCTATAGCTTCTACAACTTTAGGAAAATATTTAGGATTTCTTAAATTACAGGATTGCGATACAGCGGATTTCTCAGAATATCCGGCCTGTTTTGCACATTCTGTCGCCGTTAAGCGACCATTTTCTTTTACAAAAATTTCTACAAAAGCTCTTTGTTTTGGTGTTAATGCACCATCTCTAATTTTAGGCATTTTTTCATTTTAATACAGTTTTTCTTTTCTGTATAGTATTATTTCATTCAATATTATAATAATAAATATTAAATTGCATTTGAAAAAGGTATATAGGGTTGGTTACGTGTAGTTACGTCTGGTTACTTTGCTAAAGTAACGTGTTTATTGTTATATTTCAATAGATTAATGCTATGGTTACGTGGTTACGTCATATTTGTAAAAATAAAAATTATTTTTTTTTATTTTAAATTAAAAGTACTATACAGACCTAAAGTTATCCACAACTAACTACAATTAATCTTATTTAGTCCTTTACTATCCCATCAATTAGTATAGAGTTATAATTAAATGAGGATGGTGCAACATTCTCCGAGTATGGCTGAACAACTGTAACAAGGTAGTAAGGCACGGTTCTCACAAGGTATGGTCGCATGACTGAGGGTGTGAGAGTTGGTACTGAAGTACTAGTTAACATAGGAAATGTTGACTTGTCGGGAAAAGGTTGGGGGTAGTCAAAGAATCCCCCTACTCACAAAGAAAGGATAACATGAACCTTGAAGCACGATTAATTAAACTAAAACTAAAGTACGATAAACTCGCACTCCGTGAACCACGGTCCGAGAGAGAAGCTTATAACCGCATGATGTGGGAAAGATTATCAAGAATACTAAGAAAACGATACGGGAGGCACGACTAATGAACATATTCTTTTTAGATGAAACACCAGAACTATCAGCAAAAATGTTGTGCGATAAACACGTTCCTAAAATGCTGTTAGAATCAGCGCAAATGTTATCAACTGCTGTTAGAAAGTATGAAAAAGAAACAGATACAACGCCACTTGCTGAACCAATATATAAATCAGCGTACCCTAATCATCCAATGACAATATGGGTATCTGAAACTTTAGGTAACTTTACTTGGGCATTATATAATGCTTTTTGTATTAATAATGAGTATGAATACAGATTTAAGAAAAACCATAAATCGTACAAAGTTATTAAAAATATAATTGATTTTGAATTAATGGCGCATATACCAGATGGCGATTTTACAGATCCACCTCAATGTATGCCAGATGAATACAAATTACGTAGTGACTTGTATGTAAATGCTTATCGTGATTTCTACAAAGGCGAAAAAGAATACTTTGCTAAGTGGGAAAAAGGCAGAAATCAGCCAGAATGGTGGAGCCAATGAGTCAATTTGTCCATTGTCCGAGGTCCAAAAACATGATATCAAAGGACTATGAATCGCGCAGACATAACAGATCTCTATGGCGACGACGAGCCGAACATCTTATTTGCCGATGGTTTCGATGAAGCAATAGCGGGAGTGGTATGGGACGGAGAAAGAACAAGAGTAGTTTACGACACGGAACTAATTTTAGAGTTACTTATGGGACGTAGTGAGATGACCTATGAGGAAGCAGTCGAATATTTCGACTTTAATATTGCAGGATCTTATATGGGGGAGTATACACCTCTTTATTTAGAAACTTAGAAAGGAATAAGATGAAAGAAAAATTTACATTAACAAAAAAACAAATCAAAATATTAAAAGATAAAGGTTGGAAAAATGTTGATCCGACAGGTTTTTGGTTTGGCATGGATTTTGATAGTAAAAGAAATTATTTAGCAGAATATGTTGATACTTGTGGATTAGAATGTGATGAAGATACAAGTGGATATGATTTTTTATGTTTTGCTTACAAGAAAGTTTAGGAGAAAGAATGAGTAGATTTAAAGATTGGGTAATGGAGCAACAAGAAAATATAGTAGATCTAACTTACGTAGCAGATAGACTAACACGTATTACAGATGCAAGTGATAAAGATTTAAGAAAAGAAATAGAAAAGTTTAGAGAAGAATGTTTACACAACATAGGAGTAAACGTAGTAAACGGATATAATGAATAAACCATTGGTCCTTGTTACGTGGCTCGATGCCAAAGACGGGCAGACCGGGTGGCATTCTATTGACGACATACAAAAAGAACGACTAGCCACTTGTTATTCGACTGGGTGGTTGATGTACAAAGATGAGACAAAGATAATTATCATGGCAGACTACTCAGAATTTGACGGCGACAAAGAAGGTGGTCGTCACATCACCATACCAACAGGGTGGGTGCAAACAATAACTTATCTCAAAGGAGATTATAAGGAGAAACAAAATGAACATGGATAGATTACTAGCTTCGGTTAAAAAACACGAGGGCTATAGAAACAAAGTATACTTAGACACCCTAGGCAAGAGAACCGTGGGCGTCGGGCATTTATGTGTCGAAGACTTTTGGGAAGACGACAAAGAGTACGAAGAAAAATTTTTAATGACCATACTAGAACACGACTTAGAAACAGCAATCAAAGGCGCTAAAGACTTAATGTCAGAGAATGGCTGTATGGATATGGACGAGGTAGCAGAAGAAATCATTATAGAAATGATTTTTCAGCTTGGTAAAACAGGCGTATCAAAGTTCCGTAATATGTGGAAAGCATTGTCTGGGCTAGACTATTCTACGGCGGCGAGCGAAATGCTAGACTCACGTTGGGCAAAACAAACGCCAAACAGAGCGCAAGCAATGAGTGCGGAGATGGCGTCTCTTGGTTGATGACTTTTATAAGCGTATGAAAAAGGAGCAAGAACTTCTTAACATAAGCCACAAGGAATCAGTCAGACAAAAGAGAGAGCGTAAGAAAAAGGAAAAGAAAAAAGAAGAAGAACACGTCTGGCAATGGTGGTGGGGAACGGATTGGCTTGGTAAAAAATGCCAAAACATCTACTTTGGACCAAAGCTAGACTGGACAAAACTTTTTAAGAGGAAGAAAAAAAAGAAAAAGAAATGAAAATTCTCATACTTACAGGATTAGTTGCAATAATTATTATACTATTGTTCATCGCCGTGATGATTTATGCGATTGGTGAAAAATTATCTGAGAAATAACTTGATCCCATATGGTGTTTAGGTGTATAGCTAGAAGCTTACCCCCAAAACAAACCATAAGGAGAAAATATGAAGGTAGAAGAATTGAAGGATGTTATTGTATATTTACAAAGCAGAATAGAAGAATTAGAATCAAAGAAAATGTGTGAATGTGCAGAAGAACCTCCTGAAGCTCCTACTAAGCCTACCGTGACGTATAAAGCAACTCCTAAAGAAGTATTTGTAACTAATTATGACGAGGACGAGGAGTGTATCTCTTGTTCAGCGTAATTCTGTCTTGGCTCCATTGTTGTACTCTACCGCGCCAATAATCTTTTTCTTTACGGTCTAGTTGTTCCCACCGTGCGCGTCTAAATCCTTCTTTATCAAATCTATATCTTAAATTCTTAGC